TCTTGTCCATCAACCCAAAAAGAACCCAACCATGATTCTTGCCATACAGGAGTTAAAAAAACTAAAAGACTATGAACAGGTTTATCACCTTCATTATCAGAATGAAGTTTAGTGGTAGATTCTGCAAAAGTAGCGTTTACAAAAATTCTTAAGATATTATAATTCATACCTATTTTTTGTTCATCAGCTTTTTGTTTTATTCTAAAAACTAAACTTTGAAAATAATCAAACCATTTATCATTAGGTTGAATATGGAGATTACCAATAGTTGGAAAAACTCTATCTATACCAGGAGCTGGTCTTGCAAACGCATTTAAAGTCCAACCATGTGTTCTTAGCAATTCTTGATATAGCCAATGAAGTTCTTTGGGGCATAAAACGTTATTAAAAAGGTGGGGTTTCATGTTTTTATTTTAGTGTTAAAATTTGTATCTTTCATTATATTTATAAGTATTGTATAGTATATTATATGCTACAAAAATTAAATTTCAAGCCTGGTTTTAACAAGATGATCACGGATTCAGGAGCCGAGTCTCAATGGGTCGATGGTGATTTTGTTCGATTTAGATATGGATTACCTGAAAAAATAGGAGGTTGGAATCAACTTACTATTCAAAATATGACTTTACCAGGTGTAGCCAGATCACAGCATGCATGGACATCTTTAGCAGGTGAAAAGTATACAGCAATCGGTACATCACAAGGTTTGTTTTTATATTATAGTGAATCCTTTTATGACATCACTCCTTTAGACACAGGAATTACTGGAGCTGACTTTGATGCAACAATCGGTTCACCAACAGTTACAGTCAATAAAACTGCTCATGGTTTACTAGATGGAAGATATGTAACATTTTCTAGTGTTACGGTGCCAACAGGATCAGGATATGCTACAATAGATTTTACAAACAATTCATTTGAAGTCTTAAATGCAACTGCAAACACTTTTGAGATTACAATGCCATCTAATTCAGCAGCTACAACTTCTGGAACAGGATCTGCACAAATTGATCCATATGTAGTTGTTGGTCCAACGTTTCAAACTGCAGGTTATGGTTGGGGTACATCAACATGGTCTGATGATACTTGGGGCACAGAGCGTTCAGTTAGTAATGTGATTCTGGATCCAGGCGTCTGGAGTTTAGATAACTTTGGTCAAATATTAGTTGCAACCATTCATAATGGTAGAACATTTACTTGGGATGCAGGAGCCTCAGGTGCAAGAGGAATTAGAGCAACGGTTATGACTGGTGCACCCACTGCATCAAGATTGACACAAGTATCGGATAGAGACAGACATGTATTTCATTTTGGAACGGAAACAACTATTGGTAATTCATTAACACAAGACCCAATGTTTATAAGATTTTCAAATCAAGAAGATTTTAATACTTATGCTCCAACAGCAACTAATACTGCAGGGACATTTAGATTAGATAAAGGAAACGTGATCGTTGGGGCTGTATCAGGTAAAGATTATACATTAGTACTAACAGATAGTTCTGCGTATGTAATTCAATTCGTTGGTCCACCATTTACATTTAGTGTAAAACAAGTTGGCACAAACTGTGGACTAATTGGTCAAAATGCATTGAGTTATTCTAATGGTGTTGTCTTTTGGATGTCAGGTGAAGGTGGATTTTTTATGTACGATGGTACAGTAAAAGCAATACCTTGTTTAGTTGAAGACTTTGTATTTACAACTACAGGAGACAATTTAGGTATAAATTATAATGCAGGTCAAATTGTTTATGCAGAACATAATAGTTTATATAATGAAATAAATTGGTTTTATGCAAAAAATGGTTCTGAACAAATTGATAGATGCGTTACTTTTAACTATGCAGAAAACTGCTGGACAACATCATCACTAGCTAGAACTAGTTATGTAGACGCAGGCGTATTTAATTTACCATATGCAACTGAATATAATTCAAAAGCTGTACCTAATTTTCCAATACAAGGAATTACTGCAAAGTATGGAGCATCAACTTATTATGCTCATGAAACCGGAACCGATCAAATCAATTCATCAGGTACAACTTCTATTGATGCTTATATTCAATCGGGTGATTTTGATATATCTGCAACAAGAGGTATTACCGGTCAATCAACTGGTGTAGCTGATTTTAGAGGTGATGGTGAATTTATCATGTCTATGAAACGATTTATACCTGATTTTAAAGTACTCACAGGTAATTCAAAAGTAACTTTATTATTGAATGATTACCCAAGTCAAACTGCTACAAGTTCTCCATTGGGACCCTTTACAATTACAAGTTCTACTGATAAAGTAGATACACGTGCAAGAGGAAGACTTCTTGCAATCAAAATTGAAAATGACGCTGTAGGTGAAACTTGGCGCTATGGAACATTAAGAGTAGATATTAAACCAGACGGTAGAAGATAATGGCAGAAATAAATTATAACAATTTATATAATCAATTAAAACCAATGGAACAAAGGTATTATGACCAGCAGTTTTCTAAAAAATATGATCCTAGTAAAGAAAATATAATGTTATCTTCTCAACCTGCTTATAAACAAATGAAATCTGTTTATGAAGCTCAACAACAAGTTCCTGAAACTGGTTTTTTTGATAGTATTTTTGGTTCAGCTAGTGCTGCAGAACCACCTTCAGTTCCTAATTTAACATATGGAAACATAACTCCAACTTTTAATTTAGGTACTGGTATAACTAATACTAAGGCAGCTTCACCTTTTATAAATGTTTCGGACATACTTAATCAATATAATGTTCCTAATATACAGAATCAAAATTTAGTCGATGAAATAATTTCACAAAATATACAAAAAAATATAGGTAATTTTATTAACGCACCACAAGATTATTCAGGTTTAATTAATTCAGGTCTTGGTGCATTAACAAAAAATTATTTAGGAATAAATAACATGACCTACGGAACTCCTAGAACTATAGCAGATCAAAATGCAGTATTAGGTCGAACATTTACACAACAACCAAAATCATTTAAAGATTCAGCAACTCTACAAGAATATCTTCAAAACAGAAATCCAATCACTGGTATTATGAACTTATTTAGAAATGTTCCAACACCATTTAAGTTAGGTTTAAGTGCATTAAAAGGAATTAGTAGTGCACTTCAAAATACAACTTTTGGTAGATCAAAAACTTTAGCAGAATATTTTGATAGAAAATCAAGAGCTAAGAATAAAAAAAGAATGGATGAAAAATATAAAGAATTTGGTGAAAGAGACGGAGGGGATAGAGGAAAAGGACTGGAATCTGCAGGTGTATCAGGAGGAGTATATGGAGGCGGTGCTGGTGGATTACACACCGGTGAATAATAATGGCTAGAATAACTTCATACATACCGGAACCAAAAGAAGAGTACGATGTTGAAAACCAAAGACAGATTCTTCGTGCAGTCGATACAATTAAAACTGAATTAAATTTTTCATATCAAAAAGACTTAAAAGAACAACAAGATACATTTAACTGGTTTTTACTCTAATGACTATACAATATAAAAATCAAGGTTTTAGTTTAACAACAACTAATTTAACAACTGTATTAACAATCAATACAAGTTCTGTGGCGATTGTAAAATCAATACCTATTACAAACGAACATACTAACAAAGTAAAAACAGAATTATATATACACGATGCGTCTGCTGCAACGGACTATGAATTTTATCATAGTGAAGTAACCGCAGATAATACTGTTTTAGGAGTTCAAGGAGCTTTAAATTTAGAAGCAGGAGATAGTATAAAAGCTCAGGTAGATGTTGCAAATACTGTAAAAGGTGTTATAAGTTACGCACTAATTGACAGATCGCAAGAAAATGGATAAAGACATACCAAAAATAGAGTGTACAACTATAACAACCTATAGAAACACTAAGACAGGAGAAGTATCAAAAGAAAAAATAGAAGGACCTGACATTGTAGAAGATGTTACAGTGCAAGTTACAAATAAAGGTTTAGAAGTATTTCAGAAAGTAATGAATCAAAAAAATGACAAACCAAAATCCTAGAGGCGGAACAGAGCTTCAATTTGAATATTTAAGAAAATACGTTGATCCAAAACTATTAGATCAATTTCAAATCTGTACATCGGTACCAGAATCAATTCCATTATCTTTAACAAAGATAAATGTATTGTGGCAAAAAAATTCATACGATCAACCGAATCTGGCTCCATGGTTCAAAGATAAGTCTAATCACGATAAGTATGATTGGTATGTATTTAATTCTAATTGGAACTTTGAAAAATTTAGAATGATGTTTGATATACCGTTAGAAAAATCATTAGTAATTAAAAATGGTGTAGATACTATTGAACCTGTTGCAACTACCTATAAAAAAGGTGACCCAATAAAAATTATTCATCACTGTACACCGTGGAGAGGACTAAGTGTTTTGTTAGGTGCAATGCAATTAGTGAAGAATCCATTAATTAGTTTAGACGTTTATTCATCAACAGAAGTGTATGGTAAAAGATTTTATGATCAAACTGATGACCAGTATAAAGAGTTATATGAGCAGGCAAGAAAACTACCTAATGTAAATTATATTGGATATAAACCAAACGAATATATTAAAGAACATTTAAAAGATTATAGATTATTTGTTTACCCAAGTATTTGGGAAGAAACATTTTGTATTTCATTACTTGAAGCTATGGCTGCAGGTTTATATTGTGTAACCACAAACTTTGGTGCTTTGTTTGAAACAGGTGCAGAATTTCCAATGTATATTCCATATTCAAATGATTATCATAGTTTAGCTAGAAGATTTGCAGAAGGTATAGAAGTTGCTGCTGAATCTTTAGAAGTAGACGGAATCAATGATCATCTAAAAGTACAAAGAGATTACGTTAATAGATTTTATAACTGGAATGTAAAAGGAATTAGTTGGCAACGATTTTTACAAGGAGCTTTAAATGCAAAACAATAAACCAATATGGTTCAATGAAGAAAAGAAAACTTCACCTAATGAAGATACTTATCAAACAGAAAAATTAGAACAAGTTAATTCTAATTATACAGAAATAAATCTAGGTGCAAAAAAACCACCCTATAAGATAATGGTATGTACACCATGTCATAGTGAGGTATCTATGCATTACACACAAGCAGTATTAAAGTTTCAATTAGAATGTATGAAAAGAAATATTCTAGTTAGTTTTAGTTTATTAAAATCATCACTTGTTACACAAGGTAGAAACTTATGTGTGGCAGAATTTTTAAATCATAAAGATCATTATGATTGGTTATTATTTATTGATTCAGATATTGATTTTAATGCGGAAACTATATTTAAGATGTTAGAAGCAAATAAAGATATTGTATCTTGTCCTTACCCAATGAAGATGTTTGATACAGATAGAATGTGGAAAAAAATACATAAAATAGATATGGTAAAAACAGAAAAAGATTTATTACCTGCAGGTTACATGTATCCAATTAAAATTGGTAAGAATGAACTAATTTTAGAAAATGGATTTATGGAAGTAACTCACGCTCCTACAGGCTGTATGTTAATTAAAAGAACAGTTATAGAAAAGCTTATTGAAAAACACCCTGAATTAAAGA